GTGGCGGAGGAGGAGCTTGACGGTGTCGAGCTGGCCGCCGATGATTGCCCAGTGGAGCGCAGTCTGTCCGTCGGCGCGATGGGCGGTGAGGTCGGCGCCTTTTTCGAGGAGGAACTCGACTACATTGTCGCGGCCGTAGGCACAGGCGTAGAGGAAAGCGTCGCGCTGGTGGTTGGGGCTGGCGGCGTGGTAGAGAGCTTTGACGGTATCGAGGTGGCCGAGGCCGGCGGCGCCGGGGAGATCGATGGCGGCGCCGCGAGCGGCGAGGAATTCGGCGGCTTTAGGGTGACCGTTGCCAAGGCAGGCGGTGATAAGGGTTGGCTTGGCGATGGAGGCGCCGCGAGCGAGGAGAAGTTCCATCAACGGCTGCTGCACACCGGCCTCGCGCGGATGAACGCTGGTGGCGACTAATTCGAGAGTGGCGCATCCATTTCGGTATAGGTCCGCTATGGCGTTTACGTCGGCCCCGGCGTTGAGGAGTATTTCAGCAATTTCGACTATGTTCGGTGGAGTTTTCTGACGATACTGCTCGACGCCATTGGCGGCGGTGTATATGAGCAGAGTGGCGCCATGACGGCGAGTGGACCACGCGCGAACTAGTGCGGGATCGGCAACGAGCAGGGCTTCGAGGGCCGCGGTATCTCCATTCACGATGGCGTCGACAGCGGCTTCGAATCGCGCTACCACCGAGGTGCTATGCGAGAGCAAGCGCAGGTGATAGTCGAACGCCGACCAGTTCTTGAATCCATAACACCGCGCGATGACAAACTGTGCCCTGGCGAGGGTGGCGTGGCCGAGCAACTTGCGGCGCACGAATTCTGCCAGACGGCCAGCGGGCAGCCAATCCGCGAGGGCGGTTTTGTGACCGGCTTTGGCGGCTGCGACGAGCTTCCTGGCAAGTTTCCGACAGGCATCGACGCGAACATCCTGCGGAAGCGGAAGGGCGTGATGCGGGTTCGGAAACATACGATACGCCGCGGCCAGTATATCAAACCGATAGAATGGGCCGGATGCCGGGCGGTCGCGAGGACGAATGGCTCTGGGGCTGGGATGCGACGCCGGGCATTGTCTCGGTGTGGGCGGAGGCAGACGGGCGGGCGGTAGTTTGGCGGAGGGTGGCGGGCGAGTTGGTGCGCGAAGAGGAGCGCTTCCGGCCGTGGGTGCTGGTGGATCGGCCGGTGCGGGCGGATGGCGTCCGGTGCAAGGAATTGGCGGGTCCGGGATCGCTGCGGTATCTGGTAAGCGCGGAGGACGGCAAGGCGCTGGCGCGGGCAGGGAGATGGCGCGAATTGGGGAAAGCGTCGGCGCTGGTGCTGCCACCGGAGGAGCAGTATCTCGTCGCGACGGGCAGGACTTACTTTCGGGGACTGAAGTTCGAGGAACTGCGACGGATGCAGTTCGACCTGGAGACGACGGGGCTCGATGCGGAGAGGGACCGGATCTTTCTCATTGCGGTGCGCGATCCGGGTGGGGTGGCGGAGACGCTGGAGGGTGACGACGAGGCGGAGTTGATTCGCCGGTTGATCGAGAGGGTGCGGGCGGCGGATCCGGATGCGATCGAGAACCACAATCTGCATGGGTTCGATTTGCCGTTTCTCGATCGGAGGGCGCGGAAGTTGGGCGTTCCGCTGGCACTGGGACGGACGGGTCCGCCGGGATTGCGGCAGCGGGGAGCGCGACGGGGGACCGATTCCGGCGACGGACGGAAGGTGCGGCTGGTGGCGCCGGGGCGGGAACTGATCGACACGCTGGATGCGGTGCTGCGATACGACTTTGCGACGCGAGAATTGCCGAATCACGGGTTGAAGGCGGTGGCGCGGCATTTGGGGATCGCGGGGCCGGAACGGGAGGAAATTCGAGGCGATCTGATTTATACCGTGTACCGGCGCGATGCAGAACGTGTGCGGCGGTATGCACGGGCGGACGTGGAGGAGGTCGCTGGGCTGGCGCGGATGCTGGGGGGCGCGGCATTCGCCCTGGCGCAAATGGCTCCGCGGCGATACGAGCGGCTGGCGGATGCGGGGGCGGCGACGGGGGTGATCGATCCGTTGCTGGTGCGGGCGTACCTGCGCGCGGGGATGGCGCTGCCGGCGCATCAGGCGAGCGACGGAACTCCGCACAGCGGCGCGGCGCTGCACGTATTTGCGACGGGTGTGGCGCATCGGGTAGTAAAGGCAGATGTGGCGAGCCTGTACCCGTCACTCATGCGGGCGTACCGGATCGGGCCGGCGCGCGATCATCTGGGTGCGATGCTGGCGCTGGTGGATCGACTGGTGGAGCTAAGGCTGAAGGCAAAGACGAGCGCGCGGGCGGCGGCAGCGGGGTCGGCAGAGCGGTTCGGGCATGAGGCGATGTCGGCGGCGATGAAGCTGGTGGTGAACTCGGCTTATGGGTACCTGGCGGCGGGCGGCGAATTGACGCGGTTCGCGGACGTGCACGCGGCGAATGAGGTGACGCGGCGGGGCCGGGAGACGCTAGAGACGATGTGCAAAGAGCTGGCAGCGCGAGGAGTGACACTGCTGGAGGCGGATACGGACGGGGTGTACTTCGCGGCGCCGGAGGGCTGGAGCGAGGCGGACGAGCGCCGGGTGGTGGCGGAGGTGGCAGGTTTGCTGCCGCCGCTGGTGCAGTTGGAATTTGAGGGGCGATATGCGGCGATGCTATCGCACGAGCCAAAGAATTATGCGCTGCTCGGGTACGACGGGTCGTTGGTGCTGCGGGGGGTGGCGTTCCGGTCGAGCAGGGCGGAGCCGTTCGGGGAGGCATTTCTGCGGCGGGCGATCGGACGGTTGCTGGTGGGGGATGTGAGCGGCGTGCGCGAGGCTTACGTGACGACGCTGGAGGCGCTGCGGCGGCGGGCATTGCGGGCGTACGAAGTGTCGTCGCGAGTGCGGCTGACGAAGACGCCGGCGGAGTACTTGTCGTCGCGGGAGGGGCGGCGGGAACTGCCGTATGAGGCGATGCTGGCGGGCGGGCGAACGCAGTGGAGTTTGGGGGATCGGGTGCGGGTTTACCGAACGAGATCGGGCGGGGGTGCGGTAGTGGAGGAAGACGACGATGGCGTGGATCGGCGGGATTACGACGTGAATCATTACGCGCGGGTGTTGCGGGAGACGTTCGCGGCGCGGCTGGAGCGGGCTTTCACGGAGGCGGATTGCGAGGCGGTGTTTGCAGATCCGGAACAGATGTCGTTGTTCGCCCCGGATTTGACGACGGTCCGGCCTGTACTGAAGGTCGGGGTGGAGGGTTGAAAATCGCGGTCACAAATCGGTAGGAACTATATTTATCGTTTTTTCACAGACTTACAAAGTTCGTAAGCGCTGCCCATTTCGGGGCTAGTGCTACTCTCAGGGGCGTAGAAAGATTGTCGGCTCCGCACAAATGCGGGGCCATTTCTTTTCTGGGGACCATGGATGGCAAAAAAAGGGCAACCGAAAGAGAAGGCTCCCAAGAACTGCCGGCTATGTGAGCACTGGGAACAGGTGCGTATCAAGGTTCGGGTAAACGAACTTCTCGAAAAGACGCTGGGACAGTTTGAGAACAAGATCAAGAAAGCCGGGTACGAACCGACAGTGGCCGAGTACATGAAGCTTCTGCAGCTGGGAGAGGAGTTAGCGCAAGAAGATGAGGCCAAGGAGATCAAAGTGACATGGGTGAGTCCGGACGTGCTGTCAGACACCGAGAAATAGCCTACGATCCTCTGGACTCACAAAAAGCATTTCACAAGTGTACGGCCCGATATAAAGGATACTCGGGACCAATTGGAAGCGGCAAGAGCCAGGCACTGTGCCAAGAGACGATCCGGCTCACTTACTTAAATCCGGGACGGACGGGCCTACTGGGCGCTCCGACTTACCCAATGCTGCGGGATGCCACGCAGGCGACCCTGTTCGAGATCCTGGGCGCGAACAACATACCTTACGACCACAATAAGGCCGAGAATGCGCTCGTAATGGTCGATACGGGGTCGCGGATCCTATTCCGGCCGGTGGACGATTTCGAGCGGCTGCGCGGCACGAACCTGGCATGGTTCGGCCTTGACGAATTGACTTACACACAGGAAGAGGCGTGGCTAAGGCTCGAAGGCAGACTGCGAGACCCGAAGGCGTCGGTGTTATGCGGATTCGCGGCTTGGACGCCTAAGGGTTACGACTGGGTATATCGCAAGTTTATCGGGAAACCGGCGGCTGGGTACAAAACAATCCTGGCGAAGCCCAGCGAAAACAGGCATTTGCTCGAGCGCGATCCCGAGTTTTACACGCGTTTACGGGATAGCTACGACGAGAAGTTTTATGCGCAAGAGGTGCTGGGGGAATATCTCAGCCTGGACGGCAGCCGCGTGTACAGCGCGTTCGAACAAACGCAGAATCTAAGCGACCTCACTCTCGATCCGCGAAGGCCGATCCTTTGGGCGCTGGACTTCAACGTCGACCCAATGAGTTCGGTGATCGCGCAAATCGCGAGCGGGCGGGTGATGGTGCTGGATGAAATCGTGATCCGGCACGCGACGACGCGGCAGGCGGTAGAGGCATTTCTGACACGTTATCCGAAACACGACCCGGGAGTTCACATTTACGGAGACGCTTCGGGATTCGCCCAGCAGACCTCGGGAATGTCGGATTACGACATGGTGAAGGAATATTTCAAGACTTACTCGCCGTTGGATGTGGACTACAAAGTTCCCAGGTCCAACCCGAGTGTGCGCGAGCGAATCAATTTGATGAACACAAAGCTAAAGTCGGCCAGCGGGCATGTCGGGCTGCTCATCGATAGGAAATGCAAGGAACTGATCATGGATTTCGAGCAGGTCTGCTACAAGGGCGACACGGGACAGATCGATAAAGACCGTGATCGCATGCGAACCCATGCGTCGGATGCGCTGGGGTACCTAATTTGGGAGGAGTGCCGGCCGTTGCCGCCGATTGGAGAGCAGCAGGTGAGGATGTTTCAGTGATGGAAACGATCAACCGGGAGCATCCCGAGTACGTCGCGCGGAAGGCCATCTGGCGACAGTACAAGGACCTCTATACGGGTGGTGAGGAGTTACGCTCGAACGCCTCGTTGTACCTGGTGCGGCGGCATAAGGAGCCGGGCGATATTTACCTGGAACGGCTGGCTCGGGTATTTTACGAGAATTATGTCGGGTCGATTATCGACTGGTATGCGGCGACCCTGATGCGATGCGCACCGGCGGTAATACTTGGGGGCAGCGACCAAGCAGCGCAGAACTTTTACTCTGTGCTTTCCGACGATTGTGACCTCAGAGGGACCAGCCTGACCGAGTTTTTTCGGCAACGGTTCGTAGAGGCGCTGGTTTGCGGAAGCAGCTATATCGTGATCGATTTTCCAAAGATCGACGGTGAAGCGCGGACACGGGCTGAGGAAGACGCGTGCGGGCAATCGCGGGCGTATTTGATGGACTACGGCCCGGACGAGGTCATCAACTGGAATCACGACCGGCTGGGCGGGCTGGACTGGATCGTTTTGCGGACATCCTGTCTACAACAGTCGCAGGTCACGGATGCGAAGTGGGAAAAGGAAACGCGGTGGATCCACTACGACCGGGAGAATTATCAGATTTACCGTAAGCGTGGGGAATCGAGCCCGATCGAGTTAGTGGATGAAGGCCGGCACGGCCTGGCGTCGCTGGGACGGGTACCGGTATTCGAGGTGAAAGTCTCGGACGGCTTATGGCTGATGAACAAGGCAGCCTCGCTGCAGCTGGAACACTTCAATAAATCGAACGCGCTCTCGTGGGCTCTCACGATGGGCCTATTTGCTTCTCCGGTAGTGTACTCGGACCGGGAATGGAAGCAGGTAGTCGGGGAGTCGTATTACATCCAGCTGGGGAAGGACGACAGATTCGGGTGGACGGAACCGGAAGGCAAGGTCTACCAAATTGCAGCGGACAACCTGCAGAAACTACGGGACGAGATTTATCGGGTTTGCTACATGATGATCCAGGCGGGAGAGGCAGGCTCCGGAGCACGCCAGTCGGCCGTGAGCAAGCAGTTGGACTTTGCGACTACGGAAGAAGTGTTGAGGGCTTACGGCTCGACGGTCAAGGATGCGATGAAGCAGGCGCTGTGGGCAATCGCAGCGGCGAGACAGGACGGTGTCACGATCGACGTTTCGGGCATGGATGAGTTCGACATCAACGACTTAGGCACGGAATTAGACGATGCTCAGAAATTACTAGGCCTTGGGATCGAGTCGAAGACCTTAAGGAAGGAGGTTTTTAAGAGGCTGGCTCTCAAATACCTGAGTGACGCACGGCAGGACATTAAAAACAAAGTGGTGGAGGAGATCGAAAACGGGGAGTAACAGTTCCCAAGGAGACATATGGACGGAATCGACATACAAGCAATCGTGCGGCAGGCGGTTCAGGAGTTCACGAATAACGAGAAGGCCAGAAGCGAACCGGCGTACAAGACGGAGTTACTCGAGGAACGAAAGCGCCGGGAACAGCTGGAGCGCCGGATGAACGAACTGGTAGCCGAGAACCAGCGGAGCCGCAAGGCAGCGGAGGAAGCGGAACGGAGTTCGGCAGTAAGGGCGGAACTGCAGCGGCTGGGCGTATCGAAGATAGACCTGGCATTCAAGGCGGTGCAAGACGGGATTGTGCGCAACGAGGATGGCCGGCTGGTGGCGCGGGGCGAGGAAGGCGACGTTTCGGTGAAGGAGTACCTCACCACTTTCGTCAATGAGAACCCGGAGTTTCTGCCGGCGCGAATTCCGGGGGGGACGGGGATGACGGCCACCCACAAAGCCCCTGGTGGAGGCAGAGAAACGGTGACCCTCGAACAGATCCGGCCGGGCATGAGCGCGGAGGAGATGGAGCGGGTACGAGAGGAAATCGTACGCGTGGCATCGCAGACCCTTCGGGGGCTGTAGAGAAGTTCCGGCTAGACGAGCGGGAGCGAGTCGCAGTAGCCGGCAAGAAGAAAGGAACAAGGAGAAGAAATGGCAGCAATTACTTCAGCGAATGTCGCCAACGCGATTGTGAAGCTGGTGGCGGCAGATGCATTGCCGGTGCTGGTTGGGAACCTCATTATGGGGAACCTGGTGAATCGCGATTATGAGCCAGCTCTGGCACATGCCGGCGACACAATTAACGTGCCGATCCCCCCTGTGATGCAGGCAAACAACATCCTCGAGGGCGGAACGGTGCAAACGCAGAATCCGAATCTCGGAAATGCGCAGATCGTGCTGAACACGCACGCGGAAGCGACTTTCCAGATTCCTGATGTTACCAAAGTGCTGGCGGTACCGGATCTGTTGAAGATCTACATGCAGCCCGCAGTGGCGGCGATCGCACAGAAGGTGGAGAACGATCTGCTGAACTTGTACGCAGGGTTCACGGCTAACGCTCCGGTGGGCACGCCAGGAACGGCGATCACAGAGAGCGTGATCGACGCGGCAGAAACGGCGTTGTTCCTGGCAAAGGTGCCGCCGGCTTCCGAAAAGTACATGGTTGTGGACGCGGCCACTTATTCGGCATGGCGGCAGATTCCGCGCTTCAGCGAGTTTCAGACTGCCGGCGATGCCGGGTTGAAGGCGCTGATCGACGGGACGGTCGGAAAGATCAAGGACTTTTTCGTGTTCCGGTCGCAGTTTGTGCAGTACACCGGGAGCAGCCCGGTGACGACACATAATCTGGCGTTTACACGGGATGCCCTGGGACTCGTGATCAGGCGGCTGCCGCAACCGCTGCCGGGCACCGGCGCCATCGCGGAGTACGCCGAGTTGGGCAACTTCGGAATGCGCGTGGTGATGAGCTACCAGCCGGATACGCTGGCGCAGCAGTTCACCGTGGACATTCTGTACGGCTGCGGCATATTGCGGAATTCGTCGGGCGTGCAAGTGAATACGTAGAAGGGTCGAGGAAGTTGCGGAATTGCGGACCGCTCCCTTGCGGCCGCGGCTCAGTAAGAACGGTTGCGGCTCTTTAAGAGGGCGGAGAGCGCTCCGCAACTTCCTCAAGCAGACGAGAGGAGAATCGAATGGATGTGAAGACGTATTACCAAAGGATCCGGGCGACGGAAGCGACGATAACCACTCCGTTCGCGGTGGTGAGCAGCCTGCCGACGGACGACGGCGGCAAGAAGGGCGTGCTAGTGGAAGTTCCGCGGCACCTGGCAGCCAAGATGATCGTGGAAGGGTCCGTGGAAATGGCACAGGCAGACGAAGCGACGGCATTCGTGCAAGCACAGGAAGCGGCGTATAAGGCCGCGCAGGACGCTGCAACAGCAGCCAAATTAGAAGTCACGATGGTATCGTCCGACGAATTGAAGAGATTGACGGACGATATGAAGAAGCTGAAGGGCGGAGCCAGAACCGCCAGGGAATAGGCAGACATATGGCTTTGTTTACGGACGGTCTTGTGTCAGGGATGGAAGACCTGACGGCACAGGACACGCAATTATCGAATGTGGCAAACGTCGAGGGTATCGACGTGACTCAGAAGCTGGCTCTGGCGCAGGAAGAACTCGCGCTCGAAATCAGCACGATGCTGAGTGGGTCCAGAGGCGCAGAGCAGGCATTCTGGCTAAACGCACGACCGCAGATCAACAACGTGGTGGTGACACCCGCGCTCAAGCTCTGGCACACATTCCGTGCTTTGGAGATGGTTTACGGAGATGCGTACTCGAGTCAATTGAACGACCGGTACGCGGCGAAGCGAGACCAGTTTCACGAGCGGTCCGGATGGGCATACGAACGACTGTTGCTGATGGGGATCGGAATTGCGTGGTCTCCAGTCCCACGCCCCAGACAACCTCAGGTGGTCAGTGCCGGCGGCGGCTTGCCCAATGGCACCTATTATGTGTCGATGACTTGGGTCAACGGAAAAGGTGAAGAAGGCGCACCATCGACACCGACGACCATTACAACGGCAGGAAGCACGCTCTTGGTCGAGCCAACCGCGGCGCCGGCGGGCGCTACGGGCTGGAACGTATATGTTGGCAGCGATCCAGACGCGTTGTCACGGCAAAACCCATCGCCAATAGCGGTTTCGCAGACGTGGCTGCAGCCAAATACGATTGCGGATACCGGCAGTGGACCAGGCTGGGGGCAATCGCCCAACTGCCTGATGCCGATGCCACGCGTCATTCTGAGGGGCTAATGGCGACAACAATCGGGAGCCTGATTACGGGCCAAGTAATACAGCTTCTCACAGGTGCAAGCGGCGTCAATTCCTATTTAGGCGGCACCTTGCAAGGCATCGGGCAGCCGCTCGCTCCGTTGAACAGTGCCCAGGTACGGGCGCAGAATGTAGCGCCGGACATTGCCGATCAGAGCACCACCATGCTGTTCCCGGCTGTGAATGTCTACTGCGAAAAGATTGTCAACAGCTTAGCGGAGAAGTTCCGAAGCTTTTCAGGGAATGCACAAACGACGGTGGAATTACGGCATTCGCAGGATCGTCTGGACGGGCTACAAGATGCACTGGAGAACTATGTGGATGCAATTCTGCAAGTACTGAATGCAAACCGCGGCGATTGGGGCAACGGTATGTTTTACAGCGGCGAATACCAAGCAGTTTTCGCGGCCGTGAAGCACGGCGGTAGGAATTTTCAGCAGGTGGCAAAGATCACGTTCGAGATTGGAGTAAGCAGAAGCTAATATGGCCTCGTATATTTCGTCCAACGCAAACCGGTTCTACACGGCGCTGGAAAGCGCGTACGGGCAGGTTCCGGCGATTACGGCAGCGAACCGGATTCCGGGGTTGAAGCTGACCGTCCGACAGCAGCTCGAAGTGGCGGATCGCAAAGACAAGACGGGCAGCCGAACGTTTACGGGTGTTCCGGCCGGGGGCAGGAGACAGACCAGCTTCGAGGTGCGAACGCTGCTCACGAATTGGCCGCAAGGGACAAGCAACCCAAGTTACGGCCCATTATTCCAGGCAGCAATGGGCGGTACTCCGGCCTTATTCGCAGGAGGAACGGCCGCAAGCACGACCGGGAACGGCAGGCTGGCATTCGCCGCCCCGCATGGACTCTCGGCCGGCCAGGCCGTGAGCAGCGGCGGCGAGATCAGATTCGTGGCGACGATCATCGACGGACAGACGGTTCAATTAAATGTTCCGTTCACGGCGCCGCCTACGCCGGGCGCGCCGGTGGGAGCGGCAATCACCTATGCGCCCGCGACCGAGTTACCAAGCGTCGGGATCTTCGACTACTGGGACCCCTCGACGGCGGTACAGCGATTGTTGTGCGGAGGCTCGGTCGACCAGATGGAGATCGACCTGAACGGCGACTACCACGAATTTCGGTTCAGCGGCCAAGCCCAGGATGTGGTGGACAGCGTCAGCTTTGCGAGCAGCATGAGCGCGGGACAGCTACAGACTTTTCCCGCCGAGCCGGCGGTGGGCGACTTCGACTATACGATCGTCCCCGGGAATCTGGGGGAAGCATGGTTAGGAACGGCGCCAACGCAGTTTTTCACCATCACGTCGGCATCGCTGGAGCTGAAGAACGGATTGGACACCAGGTTCAAAGAATTCGGATCGAGCCTCCCACAAGCAATTTCGCCCGGCGATCGGACCGTGACGGCCGCATTCGAGCTGTACAGCCAGACCGATCCTAACACGCAGGGACTTTATCAGGCGGCGCGCCTGCAGACGCCGATCAGCATGATGTTCCAGTTGGGCGAATCGCAGGGACAACTCGTCGGCGTGTATTTGCCGAGCGTGATTCCGGCGGTTCCGGAATTTGACGACAGCAAGAATCGGCTGCAATGGAAATTCCGATCATCAAGGGCGCAGGGAACCGTAAACAACGAAATCGCGGTGGCTTTTGCCTAGGGGGGTTGAGCTTCCATGATCTATGAAAGCGTAGCCACAGTGGAGTCGCGGGTAGCGAGCGGCGTAACGTTCACAGTGGCGAAAATGTCGTTCGGAAGGCGGGCGGAACTGATGCGCCAGGTTCGCGACCTGGCCCGAAGGATGGAGTTCCTGGAGGCAGGCGAGGATGCGGGGCAGAAGATGGATGCGGCGCTGCTACGAGTAGAGATCGAGCGGCTTTACGTAAAGTGGGGTCTGCTGGGGATCTCGGGACTGGAAGTGGATGGGGTGGCTGCCACGCCGGATTCGCTCGCGGACATTGGACCGGAGGCGCTGTTTCAAGAAGCGGCGGCGCTGGTCCGTTCGCAAACCGGGCTAAGCGCGGAAGAACGAAAAAACTGACTGTCGCCTTTCACTTTGGACACTCTAACCAGGCCGGTTGGAAGTGCGACATTTGCCGGAGATCCGGCCTGGAGAAAAACCGGCGGTGCGGATGGCTTCCCGCGGATACACTCGGGCCGACACGCCTGGTGTGGGCGCGGCGGAATGTCAGGCTGGACCAGTGCCCAAAACCGTATATCACGGCGGAAAGCCAATCGCTGCTGGAGGAGTTTTTCATCCGGCGACAAACTCGAGCGCTGGACAGTGAAGAATTGAGCGCCCGTCAGGTGGAGGCATTTTTGATTTTGGAGAAAGAACTCGCAGCGGAATTGGAAATCGGAACACGCAGCGAGCGGAGCTGAAATGGCAACGTTTCCTCAGCTCAAAACTGGCGCAGTGGCGCAGTATCCCGCGACTAAGTCGGTTCGATTTCAGAATCAGACGGTCCGCTTTCTCGACGGGAGCGAGCAACGGTATCGCGATTCAGCCGGCCCGCTGCATCAATGGGTAATCCAACTCAGCGAGCTGGACGAGAGTGAGATGGCGGCGTTCGAGCAGTTTTTCGAAGACAACCAGGGCAGGCTCGGGAACTTTGCCTTCACGGACCCGTGGGACGGAACAAAGTACCCGAGTTGCAGCCTGGCCAGCGATGATTTAACCCTGGGGTCCGTGGCGGAAATGCGCGGGAAGACTTCCATGACGGTGATCGAAAACCGGAACCTCTAATGCTCATCTACCCCCAACTTCCGACTGGCGCACTGGCTCAGTTTCCAGCTCAGAAACGGCGCCACATGCGGACTTTAGTCAACACGGCCGCGGACGGCACGGCTGTGAAGCTCGCTGACCCAGAGGCGGGAACCGTAGAGTGGCAATTGAAGTACGCCGCACTGAGCGACTCCGAGTTGGGCACTCTGCTTCAGTTTTTCGCGGCAACAGAGGGCACGCTGACCAGCTTCACATTTGTCGATCCGACAGCGAACCTGTTGGCGTGGAGTAACGACTTGAGCAATGCAGTTTGGAACGCGGCGTCGTTTCTTTCCCTTGCCGGAGGCAATGCCGATCCAACGGGCGGAACCAACGGGTGGCAAGCGACGAACTCTGGCGCGGCGCCACAGGACTTGTTACAAACTCTGACGTCGCCCGGCGGATATGTGTACTGCCTCAGCGTGTACGCGAAGGCCTCCGCACCAACCACGCTGACTCTTTTGCTCGGAAGCAACCGCGACGCACAGAATCTCAGTACTAGCTGGCAGCGGTTTGCTTGCACCGGAACCGGGGACCCGACAGCCTCATCGATGACGTTCGGAATCGAGTTTGGGGCGGGTGCGGTGGTCGACATATTCGGCTTGCAAGTGGAACCGCAGGATAGCCCGTCGCTATATAAGCCCAGCACCACAGGCGGATGCTACGAGAACGCTCGTTTGCGTGACGACACACTTTCCTTCACGACCACGGACGTAAATCGACATTCGGCGACGGTTAATATTCTTTATGCAAACAATCTCTGATCTGAAGGAACAGAGCGTCACCGACACTCCGTTAATCGTGTTCAACTGCGTCCTTTCCAACGGGCAAACGGAATACTGGTGTACCCACACGGTGACGGCGGGAGGAAATATGTACGCCGCGCGGGTGATCCAGCATAGCGCTTTCGATATTCAAACGGCGTCGGACCAGGGGATCGATGGAAGCCCGCAAATCTCAATTGTCCTCGCGAATGCCGATTCATACTTCTCGGAAATCGAGCGGTCCGTTGGATGGAAGGGCGCGCGTCTCACGGTGGGCGTCCTCTTCTACGACCTGCCGAACAACTCCGCTCTCACCGATATCGCGGTGGTCTTTCAGGGAATATGCAATCCGCCGGATCGAAGCGACGAATCAACATTTCGATTGACGGCCCTGAATCGCATGAGCTTGCAGAGGGTGTTTCTACCCGAGGTCCAGATTGAACGACGGTGCCCCTGGCAGTTTCCGGCGACACCGGCACAGCAAACGGAAGCCGTGGACGGCGGAGCTAATGGCAAATACTCCTTGTATTACCGCTGCGGTTACTCGGCTGGCCTTCCGGGTGGTATCGGGGACCTAGACGGCACGGCTCCTTACACGGCCTGCGGGTATACGCGTACCGACTGCCAGGCACGGGGCATGTTCTCGCGATTCGGAGGATTGGAATTCATCCCCCCGGCAATCAGCGTCCGGAGCTATGGCAAGGGCTGGACGACTTCGGCGGTGTCGATTAACCAGGCTCTCTATAACGATTATGTTCCCATGATCTACGGTACGGTTTGGCAGCAGCCGATCATAACGTTTGCGCGGAATGACGGCAACCTGACCCGGATGGAAGTACTGCTGGGAATCGGTCAGATTCAGGGCGTGCTGACGGTCCTGGTGAATGACGTGGAGATACCGATCGGGGTGAGCGGCACCAATATGACCGGCACCGGTTGGTACAACGTGGAGACGCTCGGGACAAGAGACGGCGCATTGGATCCCAATTTCACGGACTCCACCGGGGCACCTGCGGGCGATCCATACGGGAGCATGGCGTATCTATCGGTGGTGGTTCCGAACCAGCTGAACAACGGAACATCCCTTCCCAGCGTGGAAGTGTTGGTACAGGGGCTCTTGGTGACGGTCTATGCAGCAGACGGAACCTACATCAGCGATCAGTTCTCGAGCAATCCCGCCTGGATTCTTCTGGATGTTCTGCGAAGAAGCGGCTGGTCGGCAGCAGAGATCGATGTTACCAGCTTCGCGGCAGCAGCGGCGTATTGCGACGAAGAGATCGCGGCCACCGATATCAACGGCAACCCAATCACGTTGCCACGCTTTCAATGTAATCTGCTCTTGCAAAACAGGCGAAGCGCCGGCGATGTGGTGCGAGGCATCCGCAATTGCGCGCGGATGTACCTTACTTACGGACCGAGCGGAACTCTGCAAGCGAAGATCGAGAATACGATTGCACTGGAAAGTCCATCTCAATTAGCGTGGTCGAACAGTACCGAGACTCTAAATGGCGGATGGCCGAGTTACGAATTCGGCGACGGTAGCAACGGATTCTCGGGAATCATGCGCAAGGCGAACGGGGAATCGAGCGTGGTAGTGACAGCGCGAAGTATCGCCGATACTCCGAACTGTATGTCGGTCGAGTTTCAGGACTCGTTAAATGGGTATCAGCAAGATAGCTATGAAATGGTCGACCCGGGCGATATCGCCTTAACGGGGCAGACAACGTCTGCAACGTTGATGGCGCTGGGCCTACCGCAGTTCGATCAAGCATCGCGAATACTCAAATTCAACCTTGATAAGTCGATACTCGGAAACACATACATTGCGTTTCAGACAAGCATCAAGACGTTCGGAGTTTCGCCCGGCGATCTGATCACGGTCACCTACCTCAAAGAAGGCTTCCTGCGCCAGCCTTTTCGAGTCCTAAGAATCTCGCCGGCAACCAACTATCGAACGGCAACGATCACGGCGCAGCGGCACGACGATGCGTGGTACGCGGACACTAACGGTCAGGCAACGTCCGCCGCAGGACAGGCCGCCGCGAACAATTCGGGCGTGGGACTACCGAATCCGTTACTAGGCAGCGTGGTCGACAGCAACGGAAATGTTCAATTCGGCATCGCCGAGACGGCTGCCACCAACAGCGATGGCACGGTCGAAGCCAGCGTCATAGTGAGCTTCATTGCACCAGCCACGGTCGTGAGTACCGGACCGGGTGTCCCGCTGGTGAGCTTGTCGGCGACGATCGGTTCCGGTGGGTCGCTCACCGGCGATCAAGTGCTTTATTACGCCGTATCGGCGGTGGACGCCGCGGGAAACGAGAGTGCCTTGTCGTTCGTGGTCACAGCGGTCATCAGTGCGAATGGTAGCAGCGTGACACTCGCGGGTTTGAGCTTCACAGCAGGTACGTCGGCTTTCAACGTATACAGGGGAAGTTCGCCGGCGAACCTGCTGCGAGTTGCCTCGGGGCAGGCGATCACCACGACTTTCACCGATGGGGGAATGACCGATCAATTGATTCCTCCGCCCGACCCGGATTTCGATCACGCGAATTTCTACTGGCGATCGGAGCTGCAACCGGAGGTCGCCGTCACGACTCATTCCCCTACCACGATCGGGGATGCAACTTTGCAGATGGCGGTCAACGGCTACGTAGGCATGACCGTGCGGATCACACGCGGCAGCGGCGCCGGCCAGGAACGCAGTGTGACGGCCAATGACACAACGACAATAACTGTTTCGAAGTGGGATGCCGAGCCGGATGCGACCAGTTTCTTCACGGTCGCGGAGGCAGCGTGGCACTTCGCCGCGGTCGCGGAGAGCAGCCCCATACAATTCACAATTCCGAATCGGACAGGGGAGGTGGTGGAGATTACCGGCCGCGCGGCAAACGTCAATAATCTCGAGTGCTCGCCGCAGCTCTCGATTGTGACACGGTGGACGATTGGCGGGTCGGGGAGCGCCGACACCCAGGTACCGCCCCAGCCCTATTTTGGCCTGGGGCAGGACCTGCAAGGTGGATCGGCCGTACTAAGCGGCGTGTCGTTCATGGATCTGACAAACACCGGCGGCATATCGTCGGGGACACTTACTCTTTACTACTGGAACGAGTTGCTGGAAACGCCGTCGACAGTACTCGCAAACGATCTCGGCGTGGCTGATGAAGTGCTGATACTGGACGTCGGAGGGTCCGCGCAGACTGGGGCCAGGCTGCAAATCGATGGCGAGATCCTTAGTGTGACGGCGGTGGCTGGCAACGGCACCCAGTATAGTGTCACTCGCGGGGTAGACGGAAGCACCGCGGCAGCACACGCAGCTGGGACAGCAGTCTATCAGCTAACCAGGCAGACAACTATCGTGCCTTTTCCGCCGGGCTTCTTCGGTAGCCCTTATAGCGGAAGTTGGAACTACCCGGTCCTGCTGCCGGATGTTCGCGTAGGAAGCGCGGAATTGTTCGTCACGAACGCGCTCGGAAACAGCCCGATAACGGGGATATGCTTGACTCACAACCAAGATGACGGTTTGCGGACTCTGTCCGGGGGACAATACTCCATCCAGGTGGACGGGTTCCTGGCTGTCGACCAATGCGTAGCACCGGCCATCGTCGTGGAAACGGCACGGTCCGTACGCGATGTATTCGCGATTTTGGGAACCGCGGCCGATGCCAACGTGCAGGTGCAGGTCAACGTCAACGGCGCTCCGTACTGCGCTGTAACATTCGCGCCCGGAGCGATCGCCTCGAACAGCATACTTGGAAACACTTTACCGCCCCTTCAAGCGATGTCGCAGATGACCGTTGCGGTGTTGTCAGTAGGGCAGACGAGCCCGGGAGCGGACTTGACAGTAGTCATCCGACTTTAATGAGCGAGCAACTCACCAAACTCAGACCAGATCGGGACCTGCAGTGTTATTTCAGGGAGCCGTCGGCGATAGCGGCGCTTAGCCGGACGAGCCCAAGCGGGTTCACGGTATCGGGCTGCTGGAGAGATCCATTCGATTGGGTGGTGCTGGAATGGAATCGCGACAACGTTTTCGAACACCCCCTGCTTCGCAACTTACCCGATGGCAATTTGAGCGGAATCGAGCTGAGTTACCAGGAAGTTCGCAACAACTGTATTTTAATGGACTCTACTCTCTATCCGACCGTGGAATGGCCATATCTGCGAATTTGGTCGGATAACGAGGGCGTTGAAACGCTTTACGATGTGCCGCTGGATGCCTCAAGTCTGGGCTGCGCGACTCCAATCGGCGAGTTCACTTCCGCCAACGCAGTGTTCCAACTGGGCGGCCTGCCGACGCAAGGAGACTACATCGTATTGGCATGGCTGGATCAGCAGTTTAACTATCGCCTCACATCGAACGACACGCTGGAAACCGCAGCAACTGCTCTGGCAGCGGCAATCAACCAGACTGGCGACGGCACAGTGAGCGCATCCGCCAGTGGAACCCAGATCACTCTTACTTACACCGCAAGCACCGGTGCAAACGCAAATCGAGTTGGCGTTTACGCGACGGTATCAGGCGCAAATACGGAAACCTGGTCGCCCGAATATGTAAACTTCAGCGGTGGGACATCGCCGCAGCAGTGGCAAGTGAAGCTGAATTTCGGCGCACTCCAGGGCTTTGTCGACCCGGACCGTTCGACGCTTGTTCCAGTACCGACGCAGAACGTACGAAAGCTGCGCTGGACATGGGCGGCTGATTTACAGACCGGAAACTTTCAAAGAAGCGAGTTTTCGGTCGTTGTGGCGAATTGGTCGGTTACGGGAGACAATCTGGGATATCAAGTGGCTGGACCTGGGAGCCTCCGGATTGAGGACAGCGGCAGCGCGGTGACTTATTCGGGAGGAGGGTGGAGCAGCGAGATCGGGAACTTTTCCGGGGGATCGATTCACTGGACGGCTGCAACTGGGTGCTCCCTTCAATGTACCTACAATTCGAGCGTCGACCACACCCTTTACCTCGGAACGCGATATTTGGCGTCTGGAGGCCAAGTTTCCGTTCAGGTGGATGCGGGTGCGCCGGTTTCACTGAGCCTGGCTTTACCGGGTGAGGATGTCCTTGCCCGAGTTCCCATCGGAATGTTCTCGGGAGGCGCGGACCACACCGTCACAGTCACTAAGAGTGGCGCCGCTGGGACTTACTTCTATTTCGATTTCTTAGAAATTGCCGTCCCGACGTATGACCTCCCAGTGTTTCCAGTTTCTGCGACGGCAACGCTGGCGACGGACTGGGACACGAACCACTCGATCGCTCTGGCGCCGGAGCGTACCGCATGGCTCATTCAGAAGCTGGGATTTCGCGGTAGAGCCAATCACTATGCCGGTGCTCTGTGGTTCTACGAGCTTTGCAGGCCTGGGATGCAATTCGCATCGGCAACGATATCCTTTGCAGGCAATCCGGAATTCGGGCAGACTACGAGTGTCAACCTGGCAGGCACGCTGATAGAACACGTAAACCTAATCAGTGACACTGCCGAAACGATCGCGCTCTGTTTTGCACTGCTAATCAACGCCGGTTCGAATAGCGTGCGCGCAGAGGCTGACGGCGGAGTGCTAACGATTACGGCCCGTAGTTTGGGCGCCGCCGGGAATGGCTTCACGATTTCGGTAATCACCAACAATTCGGCGGCAAACAGCACACCGCTCTCGGCACAAGCCAGCAGTGCGGCTCTCGCGGGTGGAATCGACGGCACGTGCGCGGACCCCAACGGCAGTTTCTGGCGTACGGATCTGGCAGCCACACCTCCGATCAATCGTGCAGCGCGCGAATGGAGCAAAGCTTTCTTTACGGCACTGAATGGATACGGGATTCGGCCCACCGCCTCTTTCAGCATGGAATTGCAAAATGGCGACGACAGTGTGGGCACAGGTATCGCGCAGAGGTACCCTAATGGAGACCCGGTTTGGCTCACGACTCCGTCACTGCAGACGAATTTCGGGCCCGGGAGCACAGCATTTTGGCAGCAAGTGTACTGTGAGATGGCCAGCCTGATGACGCAGGCTGGCGTTGGGCCGTATTTGCAGTTCGGCGAGGTTCAGTGGTGGTACTTCCCGGGTCCAATGGCCACCGTAGTGACGGAACCGGGCATGTCGTTCTACGACGCATATACAACCGCGACGTTCCAAGCTACTTATGGGCAGCCGATGTCTGTCGTACGGAACCAGTATGCAGATCCCAGCCAGCTGCCACAAGAGTGCGCGTTCCTCCCAGGGCTGATCGGGACCTTTACAAAAGCGATTCGGGAGTTTGTACGCGCGTCCTTCCCCGGCGCTCAGTTCGAAGTCCTATATCCGTCCGATGTCAACGACACGGCGCTGAATCAAGTTATCAACCTTCCGCTGAATGATTGGACTCCGGCTAACTTGTCCTGCTTAAAGACGGAGAATTTTACATATACAGCGGAGCGAAATGTGGATCTGGTGAGGCAGTCCATTCGATTGCCACAGCAGCTCGGTTTTCCGCTATCCCAAAGCAGCCACTTGGTGGGGATTTCCGATTATACGACTCCATGGCAAAAGGAGCAGCAAATTGCCGCGGGCGCAAGGTTGGAATCGGTGGTCCTATTTGCGTTGGACCAGTTTTGCCTGATTGGATACAACGTGCCG